AATCAGCGTGGACCTCGTATAGGTGGTAGCGGTCGTCGTCCGTCAGGGAATACCCTTGGTCTTCTGCCTTCTTCTTCTCAATGTCAGAGAAGAACTGCGTCGGTTCACCAAGCTCTGCGTCGAGATAAAAGCCCGACACCTGAAGCTTCTTGATCTCGTTCTTGGTTTTCCTCATTACGTGCGTCACGCGCTCGGCTGTATACACGTTCGACGCGCCGTAGGGAATGATCAGGTCTTCTGCCGGGATGAACGGGGCCGCAGGCATATCCGTGTTGGGGTCCGGATAGAGCTTCTTGAACGCCGCGCCGATGAGCCCAAGGGAGAACAACAGACGCTCGTGCTCTGAGCGGTAGTCGATCATCTTCTCGGTCAGCCACAGGTTCATGTCCTCGCGGACACGGTCGGCGGCTTCCTCCTTCATGCGGTCAATCGCACCCATGATCTGCGTCTTGACCGGGCCTTGAGCGGGGAAAGTCTCCGTGATCATCTCTGACTGGAACCGCACCGCCGCCTCAGTGAGGAGGGGCGAAAAGACCCCGCAGGCACCGTTCCAGGGCTCGGTGCGCTCCTCGTACTTCATCCCCAGGACTTCCAGGCCCTTGACGTACATCTCCACCCAGTCCTTGCGGGAGTTGATGTCTGCCCCGATCAGCTCCATGAGTTCAGAGCCAAGCGTCTCCAGCTTGTCTGAGTCGAGGGTTTCTGCAAGGTTGGCACTGAATTCATCGGAGAGCGCGCCCTCGTCGGGCATGAGGTCAATTTCTACCCCGTCGATGCCGATCTTGACCCCTTCGGGATCTTCAATTTCAATTTCAATCGCAGGCCCGTCCATGAGGGCGGGGTCAAAAGCGGCCAGTGCGGAGTCAATATTCGTTGCCATGTTGTTTCCTTAATAGTATGCAGCGCGCCGCATGCTGCGGAACTGTTTTGGCTCTTCCGGCTCATCAGAGGGGAGTCTGATAAACCCGCCGTTGCGCATGCGCTGAAGCGCCTGCGTGCATGTATCCACATAGTCGTCGTGGTCCCCGGCGGGGAACGACGCGACTTCCTCGATTACCTCTCGTGCCCATCTAGTATCGGGAGCCCAGACGCGGCCCGAGGCGAAGATATCAGAAACCGCATTCAGGCGTGCAACTTTGTCTGTCGAAGAGCCGAGTTTACCTCTGGAAGGACTGAATTCCCCGATGGGTATGCCCATCGCCCGAAGTTCCTGAATAAGCGGCGCGCCTGCGGCTTTCTTTTCAATCAAGCACGCGTCTGGCTCCCATTCCTTGTAATACTCGATGGCTTTCTTCTTCAAATCAGGGAATGACCACCGGCCTTTAATAGCGTCGAGGAGAATAATGTGCGCATTGTCGTTATCCTCTTCGTTGAACCACACGCCCCACGTGGTGCAAGCGCTGTAGTCAGCGGAGGTCTTGGTCTCGTGCGCAGTATCCCATGACTGGATGATGTACTCGCACTTGGGCGGCGTCTCGGGCTCCCAAATCTGCCACATGTCCCGCTTGATGACTGCCGCCACTTCGGATGTGGGGCTCTGCATGTACTGCGCCTGCCAGAAGCGCGGGTCCATGCCTGCGCGCTTGGCTTGAAGCTGCTCCAGGGGCCACTGCTCGGGCCACAGCGACTTCTCCTTGTCCGTGTGCTCGTACAGGATGGCCGGAAGCTCCACGATCTCCCATCGGTCAGCGTCGGGATTGAGCGCTTGGTGCTTGATCAGCATACCCGTGAGGTCCAGATTCGACCAGCGGGTCATGATCACGATGATTGCGCCCCCAGGCATGAGGCGCTGGAGAGGGCCGGTCTGAAACCAAGACCACGCGGCATCAAAAGGCGTGCGCGTACCCGCCTTCAAGTCCTGCTCAGAGTGCGGATCGTCAATAACGAAGAGGTCCGCGCCCCGCCCTGCAATACTACCACCCACGCCCACCGCGTAATACTGCCCACCGGCAGTTGTAGACCATTTTCCAGCCGCTTTTTGGTCTTCCGCAACCTTAGTTTTGGGAAAAAACGAGGGGAAATCTTCGCCAGAAATCAGATTTTTGATGCGCCGACCGAAATCTTCAGACAGGGACGCAGTATGCGTGCCCATAATGATCTTTTTCTGAGGAAACTTGCCTAGATAATATGCTGGAAATAGGTAGCTAGAGAACTCCGACTTACCCATACGAGGCGCGATGTTAATTATGACCCTCTTTTTTTCTCCCGCAATTACTGCGTCGAATATTTTTGCTAGTTGCCTATGATGCGCGCCTTCCTTGAAGCCGGGGTATATGGCGTGGGCAAAGCCCAGCAGGCTGTTTTGCGCGGATACGATGCGGTGCCTGCGCTCGCGTTCTTCCAGAAGATCGAAAAGCTCCATTTTCTCCTTGACGGAGAGCGTGGGCAGCGCGGCGTGAAGCGCTTGAGCCTCTTGCGGCGTGAGAAAATCAGGCAGACGCATCGTCGCTGCTGTCTTCTGCCGAAGGTAGAGGCGTTATGTCTACTGGGGCAGCGTCCACCACCCCCATGAAGCGCGAGAGTTTCTCCTTGATCTTGGCATCAAGCTCGTTGTCGGTGACGTTGGTACGCTTGACTTCCACGCGGTCGGTGAAGAGCGCGACTTCAGTGACCTTGCCCAGCATCTCCAGGGCTCGCAGCCTGATGCGAGCGTCGGGGTTCTTGGTCTCTTCAAGGATTTGCGCTACGGCATAGCCCCGAAGCTCCTTGGCTTGCTCTACAAAGGCCCAGTCGTAGGCAGTGAGCATGCCTGTCAGATGCCGCACAGCGGTGGGCGTATTGAGCGTCAGGAGGGCTTGGCGTTGCGCTGCGGGGGGTGCAGCCTGGATGAGCGTTGCGAAGGTCTTCTGCGCGGCTGAAGCCGCTGCATCGTCGGCAGTAGGTGCGCCCATCTGCTCCAACCAGTCTGCGGTTGACATTTGAGCGTCCAAGAGCGCTGCTGGTGCGGCCTGGGCAACAGGCAGTACATCGTCAAGAAATGCCGCAGGCGGGTCAAAGTTGATGAGATGTTCCAGCATTTTTCGCAGAGCTTGCGCCCGGTTGGCGCGGAGTGTATAGTCGGCGCGGGCTTGTTGCAAGTCCGTGCTTTCTCCTCCCTGGCGGGCTGCTGCCCGCTTTTGCCCCGGCTGGTCCGGGGCATTTTTTATTATAGTGTGTCTAAGTATTGACAACACGTATTAAATTTTTGTATTATGGTGGGGGTGCTTTGTAATTTAGGGGTGGGGGTGAGTTGGGCGATTGCTATTTTTGTGTAGTGTGGGGTAAATTGGAAAAAATGGTTGTTGCGGTTGGGGATTAGTGTTCATACAACGACGCAGTACCTTGCTGCACACAGGGGCTCCCCCCGTATGGTGGGGTTCCAGGCTGCTGCAAAAAGGATCGAAGTACCCCCATATGGTAGAATAGAGGCATCGGTTGGGTGGTCTGACCGATATCAACGGGGACACGTTGTCCCCATCACTAGGAGTTAGTCATGTCTGTCAATCAAAAGGCCTACGTTGCCCTGAATGTCTTCGCTACCTCTGCGAATGAGGCGGTGAAGCGGCTTCGCGAGACCTTCATCGCACTCGGCATCACCACGGCGGAAGCCGCCGAGCCCATCGTGACGGGCTGGGCGAGCGAGCGCTATGGCTGCCCGCTCGTGGACGGGAAGGGCAAGGCCACGGGGCGCAAGGTTCTGGAGAAGACTGCGCCCACCTACGAGGCTGCTAAGAAGGCCCGCTATCGTGCGATGGAAGCGCTGACCGGGGATGCCGACGCCCCGGCGAAGTCCAATGCCTCCGAGCGTGAGGAAATCGAAGTCCCGGCCCACATCGCCAAGCTTGCCGCTGCGCTCGCTGCCGCGTGCCGCGAGTACGAGGGTGCGAAGAAGCTGGCCTCCACCGCCGTGGCCGAGGCGTTCGCTGCCAAGTGAGCCGAGGGGTCGCGAAGCGACCAACGGGGACGCAATGTCCCCGTTCCGCTACCGAGCGTAGCGGGCTGCGTTCGCGCAGCCCAGTGCGCTTGACGCCTGCGCCGCAGGCAGCGTGCTGTTTGGAGTTAGTTGTGCTTGTCTCTTCCGATTTCATTGATGCCCCCCTCGCCGCCAACACCTATGTCGCCCTGCGCGCAAAGGACGCCGCTCAACTCTTGAGCGAGATGCGCTGGGTGCCCGGGAATATCACGGGCACGCTGCGGTGCAGCATCTACGGGCACAGCATCTTGTTGGATGTCACGGGCGTGCTCCACGCCGGGAAGCACGCGGGGTGCTACGAAGTCCTGTTCCATGGCGAGGATGAGCCCGAAGCCTACCTGACGCTGGCCCAAGTGCTGGCGATGGTGCTGGCTAAGAACTGGTGAGCGTAGCCGCTCGGGGGAGATGGCCCCGCCCTTGGGGGCGGCTCCCCCTTGCGAGTGCGCTTAGCGCTCCCGTCGGGAGCAGCGTGCTACGGGGACACGTTGTCCCCATTTCGAGGAGAAGACCATGCGACTGATCAGCCACTATGTCCGACTACGCACGCTTCAGCAGGCGTGCTTTGAGCGCGGCAAGCGTCGATGGGCCAAAGCCCTCGGACAGGAGTTGCGCGCCCTCGTGGCGGACAACCCCGAACTGCGCGACTACATCTAACCAAACGGGGACGCGTTGTCCCCATTCAAGGAGAGTGCTGTGAACCTGAACGAACTCATGCAAGCCGTGCGCGGCGCGGTTCGCGACCGCGAGATCAAGCGCCTGCTCCCGCAGGCCAGCCACAAGGCAGAGCCCGTGGTGCAGCGCCGCAACCCGGCGCGTGCGGCCAAGCGTGCGGCCAAGGCGTAACCAAACGGGGACATGGCGTCCCCATTCACCGAGGAGTGAAGCAATGAACCACGACCAACTGCGTGCCATCAAGGCACAACTGCGCGAGCAGCACAAGGCACGCGCCCAGCGTGTGCTGCGCCTGCGTGCGGCGGAGCGCCGCGAGGAGGAAGTCTCCTTCAAGGCCGAGGTGGCACGCCTGAGCGTGACGCCCCTGAGGAGCAAGTGATGCCCTACTACCTCTGCATCGGCAACGACCCGCTCGACGTAGCGGCGCGACACACGCGCAAGCGTGCTGCACTTGCCGCCTTCCGTGTAGTAGCGGAAGAACTGGCGCGCTACGGGCAGGCCATCGAAGGCACGATCCACATAGCGGAGCGGCGCAGCGAGTGCGATGAGTACCCCGACTTCGTGCTCAGCCTTGGCCCACGAGGTGGGCTGCGTTGCGAGCGTGCCTGAGCCCAACGGGGACAACCTGTCCCCATTTACCTTTTTACCCCTGGAAATTTCACAATGTGAAATTGCTGGACGCGACCCGAGAAGTGTGGAGCGCTTCTCACCAGAAGCGCGCTGCCTAAGCCCTTGTCCACTAACTTCTTCTTCTTATTTATTATTAATGTCCATCTATGTATATGTATGTATGTCTGGGAAAAATTCTTTTTTTTTTTTTCTTTTCCTTTTTCTTTTTTCTTTTCTTCTTCCTTTGTCCTTTCTAGATACATTCTGGGGTACGTGAGCAAAACTGGCCACTTGTTCGATTCTCGTTCCGTGACAGCGGCTTGCGCGTGCTACCATGCCACCCGTTTCTCCACACATCCCTCAAAAACAGGCCAAAAATGCAAAACGCGTCCACTTCAGCCTACTTCAACGCCTTTTTCGGCCCTCCGACGCTCCGTTCTTGCCCCTGCTGCAAGCAGGAAAAGCGCCTTTTTCTTTTCCGGCGCTGGCGTGGAACGAAGCGCATCCTGCACGACACGTGCAACGCCTGCGAACCCGAGAAGCGCTTATCCGAGATGACCGCAGACGAACGCTTACGCGCCGCTGACGCGGATCGTCCTGGCGTGCGGCTGCTTGTGGTGCAGCAGATGAATCAGCGTGAGCGAGACCACGTGCGCTACTCGGTGCGGCCCGAGCGGGCGATGCAGCAGCGGCGCAAGGCGCGGCGTGAGGCGTGGAATGCGGCGATCACGCAGCGGGTGCGGGACGAGATGGAGTGGGCGGCGCGTTGCCAGCGCACAGCCGAGGGTTACCCGCCCGAGTACGGGCCTGCGTGGGTTGCCTTCTTCCAGACCTACACCGAGACCCTGCGCTCGCTGCTCGACACCTTGAATGCCAAGGTCTATCTCTCCGACACGCCCATCAAGCCGACGATGGAGGACTGTGACCCGGCGCAGCATCTGCCCCGCAAGCATCCTCTCCCACGCTCAGCCGCTCCCGCGCTCATCACGTTGCGTCGGCTGTACGCTGACTGCACGCCCATGCCTGGGCGCAGGCTCTTCCGTGACCCCTGGTGTCTCACCTGGGGAGAGCAGGCGTAGCGCGCAGCGCGCAGCCACGCCCAGGCACAAGCCCCCGCCTGTCGGGGCAGGCACAAGCCTGTCGGGAACAGTCAT